TTTATGTGTGAGATGTATGACGTTGACCCTGTTAATTTGGCTAATGTGCGCACTAAAGAAGATATAAAGTTCTTGGAAGATTCCATTCTTGAGCGTTGGTATGTTTATGAATCAGACGCGAAAAAATTCGACATAAGTCTGAAAGCTGACATTCTTGTTGTCGGTATGATGGCGTTGCTGAATAGGTATAATGTCAGTTATGATCCCGATGAGGATACTCATATTACCAAAATTAAACGATGCAACCGAGTAATATTGGCACGCATGGTTGAACGTGTAGGTATCAAACTCACAACCAGGTTGGATGGCAAAGGTGTTCACACTTTGCTTGGTACTATGCCTAGTGGAAGTTATGAAACAAGTTTTCTTAATACTATTTGCAATTTCATACATCACTTAATCGTTTATGCTATGTATCACATGCAATTCGAAGATCAGTCTGCTCAGCAAGCCTTTGAGACAGTCCAGAAAAATTGGAACGCTGGCTTAATAAGACTCAAGTTATTCGGCGATGATGTGCTCGCTGCTCATTGTAGGAAAACGTATTCTGAATTTTCTCCGAAATTTTATTGTGAGACTCTGTTGAGCTATTGTGGTGTCACTGTTCCGTTAGATGAATTTGTTATCGCTGACAAAATATTTGTCACTTCTGCTTCAATGAAATTCCAAAGGGAAAAAGTTCCAACATTTTTGAAATTTCAGCTGGCTGCTTTTCCATTTTCTGATTATGCTAGGTTTGCTTTCTTCCGTCATCATAGTCATGTTTTGCCTAAGATGTTCACATCCAGTGATAAAGATACTACGCCTGTCACGTTATTTCAAAAGATAATATGCGCTGCGTGGACTACAGGTGTTAATCCACTAATTTACAAAGCGTGTAGCGCCGCCGTTGGGGAACTTACCAAATATGGCGAGCTAAAAGGTGAATTCTGCAACATGGATGGAATACTTGAGCGATTTAACTTACCTGATGATATTTTTGAAAATGGTATGCCATCATACGAAGAAGTGTTTAATCGAGCTGTTGGTGCAAATGAGGGTGAACAAGTTGTTCGCATGCGTACATTCATGACTTGGAATCAAATTTGCAAGTTCCCGAAACAGAAACCGGCTCATTACACTCCTGAGGAATTGGAAAGGTTCGAATTTGAATTTTCAAAGAAACACCCCAACCATCAGCGTTACGGTCCTATGCCATTAAACGTTTAACACCTTCTCAGCCTGAACACGGCTATAAACTGCGCCAATTTTCCCTATGTCAG